GTCGATTACACGGTTGTTTTCGATGTATGCGTAGTCGCTATTTTCAGCAATTGCCGTGTGGCTATCGTTGAAATATGTACCCGAAATGCCCGAAAATTTGCGTACAAAGATGTAGCGTTTAGTATTTAAAGCCTCTAAAATAGGTTCTAAATAACCTAATGAATTAGTATAAGTGCTATACATTTGACCATTTGCAAATGCACCTACTTCGTTCTCGCTTCCGTTGCTTACGTTGAATTGGTTAACCCATGCGATTGACTCGCTCACGTTGGCTTTTGAAACCGAACCGAGTAAAGTACCTACGTTGGTGATTGATTTGCCGTTTGTAACGAACAAGTAATTGCCTAACGCACCGCCATCTTGCGAAATAACTACCGATACCTTGTTGTTGGTTTTGGTAGCCAATGTGCCAAGTGTGGTAATGTCAGCGGTAGCACTTAAATCAGCGGCATATAAAGCCGAAATAGGCTTCTTTAAACCATCGTTAACCTTACATACTGCATCGATTAACGCAATATCGCCATCTGCATAAGTAGCCTTTTTGTACACGGCAATTTGGCGAATAGCACCTTGTGCAAAGTTTTGCATTAAAGTGATTTCGGCAAAGGTGTAAGTACCGGGTACTGCATAGAAACCAACGTACAAAATACCTTTCGGATTCATACGGAAAAACTCGCTGATATGGTAGTGCCATACGGCTTGTTCGGAGGCTACACCCGTAACTACGTTTTGTACTACGGTAGCGGTAATTGCACCCGTTACGGTAGCCGAATAAGGCGTACCCGAATTGAGGTAAATACCTTGTGCTTTTGGTGCGGTAATGGTTACGGTGTCGGTGCTTGATGTCGCAGTATAACCCGTTGTTTGGGTGTCTGCGTTGATAGCCGATGCAAGTGCGGTGGCTACTTGTGTGGCAGTTTGTGTGCCAACACGGGTAACGCTTCCGAGTGTTAAAGTTTCAGTACCGCTTTGGCTTAACTGAGTAACTTTAACAACGATTGTGTCACCTGCCGAACCTGCGGCGGTAATTTGCACCGTTCCCGTTGAGGCGGTGGCATCGCTATAATCGGAAAGTATACCTGCCGATTCTGCGTCTGCTACCGAGTACAAGGCTTTTACCCGTGCCGATGTAGTGAAACCACTTGGTAAGTTGCCCGTATAGAACAACATACCGCTGATGTGGTCAGCACCCGGCAAGGCACGACCTAAACCGCCTTGACCTTTAATGAATGTAATATTTGGTAATGCCATTTTGTGAGGCTTTTTGGTTGTGGTTAATTATTGAACGATACGGCTTTTCTCTGCCCACTTAGCACCCGTGAAAACGAATGTAACAACTGCGGTAGCACCACTTGATAATGTGGCAGTACCTGCACTTTGGAAAGCAGTACCCGTAAACTTCAATTTATTACCACTTGTACCTGTAGCGATAACTACTAACTCATCACCTGCGTTGCACGATGTTACAACGGGCGTTAAAGTCAAACTATCAACTAAGGCAACACGAACGTAGTTTGTGAACTTGTTTGTGCGTAAAGTTGTTGTGTCAGCACCTGCGGCATCAGTTACCGAGGCATAAGATAAATTTAATTTGCGGTATGTGTTGTCGCTACCTGCGGTAGTTCCGAAACGTGGCGATGTGCTTTGAGCGTTGGCGAATGTAGCGGACAAAATCAACGCTACGGCAAAAAGGAATTTTTTCATTTTATTTTTTGGTTGTTTTTTTTGGGGTTGTTGGTTCGGTTGTTTCTTCGGCAGTCGCTTCGGTTGTAGGTGCTTCGGCTTTCAATACCTGCTCACGGCTTACTTCCGTACAGTTAGGCATTGAAACGAAATACCACTCACCGCTTTGGCTAACCCACACACTTGAGATGTGTGGGTTATTTGCCATATGCGATTGTAATTCAGTAGGAAACTTATGCACCATAGTATACGGTTTCGGCGTTCCAACCAATTTGAACATCTACTTTCATCAACATTTTGATAAAGTATAATTCTGAATTGGCTTGTAATTTGTTTAATTCCAAAGAGGCATCATCTACCGAGTTAAGACCTAACCATAAGTTACTATCCATACCGGCAGTACCTTTTGCGATTAAGTATGTGTCGTCGGGCATATCGTTGATGCGTACCACTTGAATACCTTTGTAACGGGCAACACCTAACTGCGTGAAATCAACACCTTTGTAGGTTTGATTTTGTTGGGCGTTCATATACAAGTCAAAGGTCTTGTAGTTAACGAATATCTTCATATTCGGGTCGTACTTCAAGGCGGCAGGAATTAATACATAACCTTTTTCGATTTCAGCAACGATGTTACCTGCACTCAATGTTGTAGGCGAACCAACAAAGTTAGTGTTATCCGAACCACCCGTTGCGGCTTTTGCCTTAGCGATTAAACCATTGTAGTAGCGATAGATAGATGGGGCGGCAAGGGCAGTCGAACTATTCCATACGGCTTTATTCATATAGCGATCGTGACGCTTTAACACTTCTTGAATTACTGTTGATTCAACGGTTGCAGGTAAACTGCGGTCAATCAAAGTAGGGTTCAATTGTGTAGCATACCAATGTTGCTCATAATCACGAGGGTTAAACTCAACGTAAATCATGTAGTCAGCAGGTTCTAACACCTTGCCCGTTACGGTCATATCACCTTTGCTTGTTGGTGTAGCGGCACGGTCTTGAATAAGGTCTTCATAATCAGCATCGAAACGCGGAATGGTGAATTTCTTCTTGATACCATCTTGAACATAGATGTGACCACCTTGTACAGTTTCGTTGCCCGTGATGGCTTTTACGATAAACTGCGAAGCGGCTTCACCTGCGTAGGTTGTATCCGAAATGATAAAATCATAAGCCATGTTAGCAGGTAATGAACCGGGTGCTACTAAGCCTTTTACAAAACCGATTGCAAACAAGGCAACGGCAACTGCCATTGTAGGGATACCTACGGCAAATTCGATGGCAACCGATAAGGCTAACATCAAGAGTGAACTAAAGAGAAAACGTGTTTTCATTTTGTGGGTGGATTTTTATTTTTGGTTTAATTTGTTTTTGATTTCCATCATAATCGAGGCAGCCGTTTTCTTAACGGGTTGCTCAACTTCGGGTACGTTAACCGATGCTACGTTCAAAGGCAACTGCTTCAAAACGGCTTCCGTTTCAGCGTAGTTTTTGATTGCCATTTGCTTAAAACTTTCCTTTGCATCACCGATACGGGCGGCAAATTGGTTAACAAGGTTCTCAGCCTTCAATTCAGCGGCTTCGGCTTGGGCGGTTTCAACGGCTTTTTCTGCTTCTTCTTTAGCGGTTTCGGCTTCAGTTTTAGCAGTTTCGGCAGTTACTACGGCTTCTTGTGCTTCGGCTAACTTTGTTTCCAACTCGTTTTTAGCGGTTGTCAACTGATTAATAGCCTCCACGATTGCGTCCTCTGATGCAGTTGCTTCGAGGCTCAAAAGATTAGTTACCTTTTGCATTTTAGGGGTATTTGTTTGATTAAAAAATGAGTTATTGACATACGCATACAAGGCTTCGGGTGCTTCGATTGCGTTGTTTAATTTCTTTGTGTTGGATATTGATGTGGCAAAACCTTTTGCCTTGCTATCGGTAGCGTTAAGCCAAGTAGTAGCATTCATCATTGTTCGTGCTTCTTCTTTGGTGCATTTGCTTTTTGCAGATAGCATTGTGGCGATACTGTCGCACATTTCTTCGTAAACTTGCCCATCGGTTGCACCTTGCACGGGGTGCATCATCAACTTTGCATAGTCCATCATTACACGATTGCGACCTGCCATAAAGATAACACCTGCGATTGAACCTGCGATACCTGCGTTTTCCGTGTCTACGGGTGTTTTAGTGGAAAGAATACGGCTATAAATAGACATACCATCTAAAACTGAACCACCGGGCGAATTAATTACAATGTTAATTGCTTCTTTACCCATTTGGTCGAGTTGGTCTAACTCTTCGCAAAATGCTACTGCATTAACTGAATCCCAACTATCGCCACCAATAGGGGCGAGTATTTTCATCATCGGGATAGCATCTTGCGGATTAGGACAATACATCATATAACGCAAATATGGTGTAGTCCTTAATGCCGTTTATATTATTGAGTTACTTTTGCACGGCTTAATAGGCGAACTTTCTCATCGTTGGGCAAACCATCGAAGAAATTTTTTAACGCCATAGAAACTACCTTAGATTCGCTGACATCGTATTTGTCTTTGTAACCCTTCAGCAGTTCTTTGTGTTGTGGGCGTACATAACCTTGTACACGATAGTCCATTGAACTTGATTTGTTGTGTTTATCCATTTATTTAGATTGTATAGAACACGATGTTGTCGAGGTGTATAACTGCGTTATTACCTACTAATGTATTTGGGTCTGCAATCAATCGCACTTCGCCCGTTGTATCATCAACAGTAACAATACAATGATTATTAGTTGTACCATTTGTTATTGTTGTTACAATACGGGTATCGTGTGCAGGGCGGTGAGTCGATGACAATGTACAAATTAAATTGTTTGGCGATGATGCCGTAAAACTACTATTCATTGTCGCAGTACCCGACATTACAACAACGCCTAAATGGTCTTTTTTGGCACGAATATCGCTTGATGTTATATTTGCCCCGTTGGTAACACCTGCCCCCGTTGTTATAGTTGTTGGCAAAGTTTTGTTGCTGAACAAACTAAACGTATCAAAATAGTTAGTAGTCGATGTTGTACCGCTAACCAATGTCAGTTTACGAATTTGGTGGATTTGGTAGGTATTGCCATCGGTAAACTCGGTAGGGTCACCCGTTGCGTAGGTTGTTGCTAATACAAATATCGGATACTCACCTGCACCGATTGTAAACGAGGCGGCATCGACAAAGAATATTTCGCCTTGCGAATACACCGCCCCACGATTAGCCGTGAACGCCGAGCCTACGGTTGTAGACTGCAACCCGAAGAGAATATCACGGGCAGTTGTGCCGGGTGTACCCGGGTAGTCATCTGTACCCATTTGAATTGCCAAAGCACGGATTTGCTCGTTATAAGACTCTTGCACATGGTCAAGTGTCATTTTGCGAATAGGCATTTTTGCCGTGTTGGTAATGTTGGAGGTAAGTAGTTTTTTCATAATTATTAATAAGTTGTGATGTTGTATGTTAATCCCATTGCCACGTAATTGTCAGCGTATGCACGTATTACTTCGTCGGGGGTAAATGATAAATTTAAGTACCACACAAATGGAACATGAATAGTGAAATTGGTTGTAATTGTGCTAACTGAATAGTTAACGGGTACAACGCCTTCGGAGGAATCAATGCCCACCACGTTTGAAAATTGGCTATCCGTAGCAACCGCAAAGACGCTATCGGCTAACGTGTTGGTAGTAATGTAAATGTCCGATGCTAATGGCGTAGTAGAGTAAGTTAAATTGTAGTGTCGGTTTAGTGCATATTCCAACATCATTGTGTTGCTTGTGTAGGTTTGCACTTCATTTGAACCACGCCAAAATCTTGTTATTAAACGCCAATCTGCGGTAATGTTAGGGGCATTTGATGTATCAACCTTTGCTTCAAAAACTTGATAGCCGTACTCTACAATATCCCCCTTGTTGTAGTTACCTGCCGTCCAAAGGTTGGTAGTCCCCTCTTTATATACCTTTAAAATGTTTACAAGGCGTGTAAACGGCTTTAGCAACCCCACAATAAGGCGTAATAAAGTCGGGAATTGCTCACGCTTAAATTGTGGCGTGTTATCCCTTGCAAAATTTTCAGTATCAATATCGTAATAAGCCATTATTCTGGGATAAAGTTTAAAGTATCAGCAAAGGTATAGTTTGTTGTGGTTTCTTGCACGATATACCCTGCATAGGCTTGGTATCTACGAACAAGTAAATCGTTGCCTAAAATTAAGTCAATACCACCGCCTACGGGTTGGCTATCTTGCCGTGCTGATAGTTGGCTAATAACAACATCGTTAACACCTTCAACGCCACGAATAGTGCGTTCAATGTCTAATGCATACAAAAAGCCATCGAATTTCTCTTGTGCTAACGTGGTCAAAAAGTTGTTTAGTGCATCAATTACCGCTTGTTCAATTACTGCCGAGTAAGTACCGTTATAATACACATCAGCATCAACAATGAGTTTATCAGCAGGTAACGAAACCACTTGATACACTATCCCTGCCGTGCCGATTTGATTAATGTACCCTTGTGCGGCACTTTTTTCGGATGTGCCTAATGCCGTTAACGGGTTGCCCTTTGCTACCTTGATAATCACATTGTTATTACTTGTAGTGTTTACCGAACAACCTTTGATAATCTGCAAAGCGGTGTTCGTGGTTGGGTAGGCAGGTACACCATTAACGATTGTCAAGTTCTGCGGATCGGTTGCCGAGTACTGAAACTGAAACATCTTATACTGCAACCACTTTTTAGTCGCCGATGCGGTACTATCACGAATTGCCGACATCTCAGCAATGCTTACATCTGCTAATTGTTCCCACAATGCCATAGCCGTTGCTACTACATAACACGTTAAACGCAGTAGGTTACGTTTACTCCATTTGGTCGGGTTAATTACAACACCTGCCGTAGCAAACTCGGTGGTCAACTGCGTGGTGATGTCGCTATATATTTCGTTTATTGTTCGTGCCATTATTGTTTAGTAGGGTTTAAAATTAGGTCAGTAAATACTCCCGATGTTTGCGTTAGCGATTGTGCCGTGCCGAGTACTTGGTTAAAATAAGTGCTGAACTCAATAACATATTCGTACAAGTTGGTGTGGTCATACTGCGGTTGTTCGCCCACTAACTGAAACGGGGTAAAATTGTAAGGTAACCCGGTGGTGTCTTTGTGCCACTTGGTAAAATACTGCAAAACAAGGTCACGCAAATCGTAAATTTTCAAGTTCTGCTCAAAACTGCCTTCGGTGTTTAGTAACTCGGTAACTATGTGAAAACGAACAGTCATATCACGGGCGGTCATGTACTCGGCATCATGCACACCACCATTAAACACAAATTCGGGGAATATCGCAGGTAGCGGTACTGCTTGTAAAGTGCCGTCTTGCATCCATTGTGTTTGGTTGTTCCACACACGAACGTGTAACGGGTCGGCATTTGGAATGGACTCGCAGTAGGTCAACACATCGTTTACAAACATTTTTAGAGCCATACCTTGTCGAAATATTTTTTAATTGTTTCCGCTTGTTGTTTGCGTAATACGGGCGAATCGGCCATGAATTGGCGTTGTGGCATACCGTCTAAACCTTCGTTATGTACTTGGGCATAATCAACTGTAGCACCTTTTTTCTTTGGAACTTCCACAACTAACTTTATTAAATCCCACGTTTTGCTTCTTAATGAACTTGCAACTGCCCGTCTTAAAACGCCCGTAGTTTGCCCAATAAGTATTGGTCTTGTTCTACGGCTTAACTGCCTTTTTAGTGGGTATTTATAAGCCTTTGTTCCTTCAGTACGCCTTTGTACTTCCTTCCATTTATCGCCAAAAAAACCTTCTTGCTTAAAGTTATTTGAAAACGCATTTACCGCCTCATTCGCCAAAATAATAGGCAATTCACGCTTCGTTTGAACGATACGCTTCTTAACCTCAGCAAAGTTGAATTTATCAGCCATTACGCTTGTGCAGTCGGGGTTTCGTAAACAATGTTCATAATGTCAGCCATCATAAGGCTACCTTTTTTGATTTGGTAGTGCTTGAATTGGACAGTATCGAACTTATCAGTAAACTTTTCGGGGTATCGTTCACGCATAGACATTTCAAAAAGCATCCATCGTGAGGGGTGTAGTTGAATTTCCTTCACCTTGCGACCTTGCTTTTTAGCGTGTTTTAATGCACCCAAAATGGTTTGTTCAACGGCTTCGATATTTTTACTAAAGGCTCTCATGATGCAAAGTTAGTCATTCTCATCGGTTTTAGGAATAGGCAACCCGAAATTCTGCCGGGCAAATTCTCGGTCTTCACTTGCAACCTTAAAATAAGGGTGCGATTTGTCGAATATCATACCCGTTTTAGCCGGGTTCTGCTTGAACATATCTTGCATTTCGCCTTCCACTTTTTCCACAATTTCGGTACGCCCTTCGGTGGGTACTGCATCGAATTCTTGTAATAGCAAACAACGGCAGTTGAAATGGTTTAAGGGCGAAACTTTATCCCAAATCGGATCGTCAACGGGGGCAACAATGCCGTCAAGTGGTAGGCATATTTCGGATGTGTTCGGGTCAACGATAGCCGAGTAACGAAGAAACGGCAGTACATCCTTTGTCTTTTCTATTTCTTGCCACTTAACCACCATTTGTGCTTGTCCTATTGCAGTATCGTACTCAGTTTTTAAGTAGGTATCGTTAAACACATCGTACTTCGCTTTGGCTTCCTTTTTAAACTCGCTGAATACTTGCGTATCGGCTAACAACCCCGACATGGCTTTAATTTCTTGATAAGATTTGGCGGCACTAAACTGATACACGTTTGTTCGTAGTGCAGTCAATAATGCTTTATCTTCCGTTGCCACATTGGACAAAGTTTGTCCAAAACCCTCATATAACCCCTTCCGCAGTCGGTCAGCAATCATAAAGTATAACGCTTCGGGTATGTTGTACTCCGTAATGCTTCCGTCATAGATGCCCTCAATAAGTTTATCAACCTGCTTTTTAGTCATTACGAATATAACTTATTAAGTGCTTGTTGTATTTGGTTCGTAAATGTCGGGTTCGGTACTACGGTGGCAGGTGCTTTTGTTAAAGGTATTTCGCTTTCATCGGTCAGCCATTGAGGGTCTATGCTATACCCTGCGTTCTTGTACGTTAGGGCAATGTCGGCAAGTTTCTTCTGCTTGTCAAGTTCAGCCATTTCGGCTTCTTCTTGCGAGTCGTTGTTTTCAAACGTGAAATAAATACCATCGGGAATAGCAAACCCTACTTGTCGCATCTTAGGAATGAGAATATCGTTTACCACGTTTTCAACGTACTTGCCATCGCTTGTTTGAATGTTCTTTAGTGCTTCGTGTGCCGCCCCGTTACTTTCCGAACCGAGTTTACCCGGTGTACTGTCCAACGCATCGGCATGACCTAAAATAACCTTTGATATTTTGGCTTCGTTGCGTTTTTCTAAATCGGAATAGATTTGGAAACCGCTTGAACCCATGTTGTTTTGTATCAACTCCACTTCGTCTAATGTATCAAGCATTACCCAACCACTACTACCCATTTGCGATAGCATACCTGCGAACTCAGCACGTTCGCCCTCATCGGTTTTCGATGTACGCCCCTTGCGGATAGGTTGCCCATAAAGTTCGGCGGCATCGGAATTAAAACCAAGTAAGCCACGATTGATAATTTCGTATACTGCTACTTTGTATAACAAGCCATACCCACAATCGCTTTGCCCGTTATCGCTTGGCGTACTGCACCAAACGTGCCAAAGGTCATAAGGCGGTTTCATAAACTCGTAGCCATTGATGTTGTATTGGTGTATGGTTACGTTTAGACGATCGGGTGAAACGTGCCAACGCTTGATGATGTCAACATCGGAGTACTTGCCATCGATAATATCGCCTAACGAAATAAGGCTATACCCGTAAAACAAAGCATCGAGCGTGTAGGACATAAACTGCCGAAACCACTTAGACTCAAACAATTCTTCAAGGTCTTCGTTTTCGCTACCATCAGCATTGTACACCTCAATATCACGCAATAATGTAAGGTCTTTACGCTTCAGCATACACGCAGAAACGTGACCATTTAGCACAGTATCAACGAATAGCCGTTGCATCTTTACCCGATGTGGAAACTGCCCTTGTTCGGCTTCACGTAAGGCATCACGCCAAGTGCTAACATCTTGCCGAAAGCGGTTCAATGCCGTTTTAGATGTGAACGTGTTTAGGTTCTTATCGGTGCGTTTGAAAATGTCAAAAAATGCCATTAGTTGAGTGCGGTTTGTGTGCGAATAGTAACCCAATGCCCCTTGAATTGGCGGTAGTAGTGCCATATTTCTTGGTTCATTTTTCGGTTATCTATATCGGGGTTTGTAAATACGATTGAATGCAAATATCGGGTAGGTCTGCCCTTGTGGTGAAATAGTTCTTTGCTAAATTGCTTCTTAACTTGTTCGGGGTTGCCGAATTTTTTCCACCACCATAGGCGAACGGAAAAGCCGAGCGTTTCGGCAAGTAGTAAGATGTGTTGAATATACTTCATAGTTGTTAGTATGAAAAGTTTTGGCGAACACCACCACCCCAACGAATACGCATACCTTGTTGCGGTGTTAAACGTGGCAACCCTGCGTTAATTTCATCGCCTTTGGCACATTGTGTTAACCACGCTTTGGCGTTGTCATAGCGTTCCAAACGCAGTTCGGGGATGTTACGGGGCGAAATACGGGCGTGAAGATGGTACAACATAATGTCTATGATGTAGTTAACTAACTGCTGATTACGGTTATCCCGATTATCCATTTTATCCGTCCAAATTTGCCCACCGCTAACGAAATATGTATTTTGGTACAACCATTGCTTTTGCCCACTTGTCTGCGATGGGGTTTGGTTCATCGGTGGCACGTTTTCCTTAACAAAAAACTGCATAGCGTATTGTTCGCTAATTTCAAGGGTAGGCGTTAGGCATTTGTACCGCTCCGAATTGAGCATAATAACATAATCGTCTGTCTTGTAATATTTGTTCTCATTGTACACCGTGTAGGGTGTTGGAACTTTCGGTGTCCAAATGGTGTTGGCAGGTGCTACCATCTGCCAAAATAAAGGATCAAACGCACCGGGCGTGTATGTGGTGTATGGTTCTATGCGAAAGTACACATTACCTTGATACGTTGCCGTTTCAAGGTAGGCGTAGTTTTTGGTTGTGGAGTATGTCGGGGCATCTACCAACACCGTATCGCCAAAATAGTAGTTACCCGTTGCTTGATAGGTCGGCACGTTGCGGAACTCTGCCGAGGTATCATATTTAGGCGATAGGTATGATTTCGCTTCGGTAATGGCGGCTTGTTCGGCATACGTTATCATTGCCGTATCGTTACCGACAATATCGTTAAGGTTTGCGGTTTGTATTACCCGTTTAAGGTCGGCGGTAGTTAGATAACCCATTTTGCAAATATTGTCAAAAGTAACTCAAATTTTCGGGAATGAGTTACCAACTTCGGTTGGATTGCGATTTACCCATGATAGGTTTCGTTCCGTTGTTATCGCCACGCATATAGTTCACATAGTCATTCTTAAACGCCATTGACATAAAGTACCGCAAGGCATCGGACGGATGTCCGTACTTTTCGTACGTTATGCCCGTTGCTGAGTCTTTAACTTTGGTTTTTGCCATTGTGCCGTCTTCGGCTTCCTTAACGAACTGCAAATCGTTGATAGTAGCGGTGCAACCCTCATCGTGTAGTAGCGTAATACCGCCTACTTTGCGGTAATAAATGGCGTTAATCCAATTACCCGACATCACAATAGACGGGTGTACACGTTCAACCCGTAGCGATGGCTTGTATTTGGCAAGTTGCGATGTAATTATAATGTAATCGTTATGCCCCTTTTGTGAACGGGTGTCTTGTTGGAATCCCGAAGGATCGCCATAGACAAACAACCCGGCTTCGTGGCTTGGGTACAATGCCATAAACTGCTTACACACCCCTTGCGTGGTATTGTCGGGGTTCTTGGCGGTAATTTCGCCTATTTGGTACACATTTTTGCCATCTATTTGGAATAATAGGCAGGTCATATACGGGTTTACGTTAAAGTCAAACGATAGGTGCAAGGGCAATGCAGGGTTATATGCACACTTGCCCACATGGTTTGCACGATTAAAATGCTTCCAAAAGTTGCCCCCGGTGGAACGGTTGCCCCATTTGCCGAGGCAGTAGATGGTGTAGTAATACGGGTTTTCGTGTTTCAATTGCAACATATTGGCAATAAAACTATCGGTTATCCATCGGTTATCCTTAAACGTACTGTGATGCGATGTGTAACGAAAAACGTGCTTAGTGCCGTTGGGCATATCAACCAATATTTTAGAACGAAAACTGCCATCAGGTTTGTCTTTAAAAAAACGCCTATAAAACCAATGGTCTTCAAAGTTTCCATCTACTTCGGGGTTGATGGTAAAGATTTCCTGCAGGTATTTAGCCTTGGCGGTACGAATACCCGATGTAATGGTAATAAAGTGGTCTTCTTCGGGTATTTCTTCTTCATACCATACCCCCGTAGGGTCTTTAATCGATTTTAGTTTTTTGGGTTCATCCCCACCCCGGCAGATAAACTTATTGCCGTTAACACATCGGATTTCAAGGGGCGTTTGGCTGAACTTGAATAGCGATGATAACCCCCACTCTTCTACTATGTCTTTAATGCTTTGCCATTGGCTATCCTTGATATTGGCGTACACCCTACGATACAAGATAAAACGAAAGTACTTTTCGCTGAGGCATCGATATATGAGTTTTTTGGCGGCAAAGTCCGATTTTGACGAACCACGCCCACCCCAACAAATTAGGTATCTATCTTCGTTGCTGACAAGTGGTATAAATGGGCGGTTAATTAAATCACTCCACTTCGGGAATTGTATAGTCGGCATCTTCGGTATCGTTTTCTTGATTGTCGGGGGCAATGGCTACATGAATAACTGACGCTTGTACTTGGTGCTTTTGTATTGGGTAATCGTCCATTATTTTCGATATTTCAGCCTCAATAGCCGTAGCGTGTCGAAGTATCGTAGCCTTCTCGCCCGTTGTCATTTCACGTTCAAACTCTACGGGCGTTCCCGTTGTTCGGTCAAAGAAAACATCTGCAGTTTTTCCACTTGCCACCATTGCCCGTAATCGGTCAACATCGGCTTGTTTTTCCATCACCCGTTGTATTTTCGATTTTAAGCCTCTTTTTTCGGCTTCAAGTACTTCGGTAGTGTGTTGGGTTGCCTTAGCGGAGATAATCGAATTTTGATACTCTAAAAAGCGATTACGGGCAATTGACAGGTATTTGTACTTACTCTTATCTGAAATTGTAACGTTTTGGAAAACTTTGGTAAAAATATCGCCACTATCGGTCACATCTGCCGACAATAAATCAAAGATACTTTGAACGTATGCTTCGGCTTTAGCAGTCATTTTTTACTTTATTTCAACAATATCAATTCCAAGTTCGTGCTTCATCATCTTTTTTTTGAGTTTATACACGTCGGTCAGCATACCTTTCACATCTTCGACAATGAAATAACTGCCCCGGTAGTAGGCAAAGTCAGCGATATAAGTGCAAACGCTGAGTTTAAACCGCACCTGCACCTTCAAATCGGTTATATCGCCATCATCAGCCATTTGCTTCAACTCTGTGTACCGCTTTGCTTCACGTTTGCTATCGAACTTAATACCATCAACTTCGGTTTTGATGTTACCGTACTTTGAGGCTTTTTTCACCTTTGTTTTAAATTCCGCTAATGTAATCGGCTTTATGGGCATGGGGCAAAGATAATTAAAATAATTCGGTTTGATACCTTCTTTGATTTGCCCACATATTGTTATATTTTGGGGTAAATGTTTGAATTATAATTTTTTCCATTTTACAAACATCACATGATTCAAATTCCAATACATAAACATAATCAAATTTTTTATATGTTCTATGTTGTAATAATCGCAAATATAAATTGTGGCTTTTGCCTATGTATATAATTTCTTTGTTATGAACTAAAAAATATATAAAATGCCTACCTTCTAATGCCCTTAGACGTGAATTTATTTGCTTTCTTGATAAATATGCACCGCATAATGCATATTCGTGCAAATTTCTGTTTTGAATTTCTTTTACGATATCCATACTTTTTAAAATTTTACATCATTATCAAAGTTAAACGGCATCAGTTTAGGTGGGTTGCCCGAATGCGATGTGGCTTGAAAACCTTTGTACGCTGATTCTTCGGGTGGCGTTGCCCCGTATTCGTAGAATTTCTGCAAATCAAGGTTACTGCTGAACTCACAAATATCGGTTTTGCCGTTGCGGTGCTTGGCGATTTTCAACATGGTTTTATCATCAAAGCGGTAAAGGAACGATACAAGGTCAGCATCTTGTTCAATTGCCCCCGATTCCCTCAGGTCGGATAAATTCGGCTCTTTATCGGTTCGGCTTTCTATACTGCGGTTCAACTGCGAAAGTGCGATGATAGGTATTTGCAGTTCCTTGGCGAGTTTTTTAATCTCCCGGCTAATTTCCGATACCTGCACCTCACGGACGGCACTTGTTTTCGTTGGCGTGATCAGTTGCAAATAGTCAATGATGATTAACCCGACATTGTGCTTCCGTTTCATTTGCCTTGCTTTGGTGCGGATGTCCAAGATAGTGTTATTGCTACTGTCATCAATGTACAACGGCATCCGCTTAATGTCGGTCAACGATTTGGCTATTATGCCCATTTCGTGGTCGGTAAGTTGCCCCGATGATATGTTGGTTAGTCCAATATTGTTTATCATCGCCATTAATCGCATACGCAGTTTAGCGGTGTCCATTTCAAGGCTAAAAAATCCAACGGGCATTGGGTTTTGTACGGAGTTCATACAAGCCAATGCAAGGTTAAGCGAAAAGGCGGTTTTGCCAACCGATGGACGGGCGGCAAGTACTATCATATCCCCTTTTTGCCATCCGTTGGTAATTCGGTTAAGTGTCCGATACCCCGTGTCAGCACCCGACAAACTGCCATCGTTATTGCGTACACGTTGGACACGTTGTTGCAGTTCTTCCATGTCTTCTTCGGCAAGATGTCCAACCGGGTAAAAAGGCGATGTTATGGTTTGGTCGGTTATTTTGTCGATTTGTTGTTCAGTAGTGGCAATTAGTTCAAACACGTTGCAGTCATTACGGTAGGCGTGATTGCCAACTTGCCCACAAATGCGGATAAGTTCACGCCTCATATACGCTTCCAACAGTACATATGTGTATGTTGATTCGCTATCGGGGGAGGCGTTATCAAGTAGCGACATTACGGAATAATTACCGCCTACTTGTTCAAGTTTTTTCTCGGTGTCTAATTTGGCACATAATGCCATAGGCGAAATCGTGTTTCCATTTGTTGCCATTTCGCAAATTGCCGAAAACATGATGCGGTGCGGTTCAAAGTAGAACACATCGGGCGTTTTTAGTTTGCCAACGATTTCATCGAACGTGGACGGATCGAGTAAAATTGTCCCCAATACTGCTTGTTCGATGTCTTTGTGTGATGGGGGGAGTTTTGCAAGGAGTTGGTGCATGGTGTTAGTTTTTAGTGATGATTTCAAGTGTTTTACGCCAAAGTAAAGGGTGTCCGAATTGCAAATCTAACATACACTTGCAGGTTTTTATGTTTAGTTCCTTTATTTGCTTGTTGATGTCAATTAGTTCGGGTATGCTTTGCGGTTGTGGGAATAGTTGGTAGGCACTATCGTAAAGTTGCTTTGCTTTGCGTTGTGGTGTCATAGTTATTTGTTTAAATCGTCAGAAATCCAATTTTGAATAACTAAGTTAATGTTTGAATATTTTTTACTGCCTTTGTAGTAATGTTCTTTACTGCCCAATGCTCGTAGTTTTTTTGTTAAAAATGGGGTTTCGTTTGGCGTTGGTGCTAATTTAAGGAATGTATCAATATTCATTTGTACTTTGATGTTTCGTATTTCGGGAACATTGGCATCTATCCATTCGTTTAGCATTTTAAAACGTGTTATTTGTTCGGGCGTGTATTTTGCTTGGTCGAAATCATTAAAATGCTTTTCAACTTTTTTTGACGTTGGCGAACTTGTTTCGCCTAAATCATTGTTTGCTTGTTCTTGGTTAATTGTTTCTTGTTTATCTATACAACCCATGTTTTTATGTTTGCTTTGGCTATGCTTTTGTGTTTGGTTTGCCTCTGCTTTTATGTTTGCTTTATCTAATGCTTTGCCGTTTTTTGGCATAGCACTTTTAAGGCTTATCACATTTGCACTGTATTGATTAGTTGATTTTTCAACCATTACAATAAACCCCCATTCAACTAATTCGTTTAGGTATTTTATATAAGTTTGGTATTTTTTTATACCTATGGCTTCCATAACCATAAACGTAGGAAATCCAAACTTATCTTTCCAAGCAAAACGATTACATTGCTCAATAGCAAAAAAATAGATTGCGACATGGTTTGGTGTTACCTTTTCGGGATGCTCAAAGCAAAAATCAAAAAAGCGTCTTGATAAATCGTACCCGGTCATAATTAAAATTTTACGTTGTCTAAAACCATAATATCACCTTGTAATTCCTTAATGCAATTATATACAAAATCTATACAATTTGTTTTGCATGATTTTGGTATTAATTTGCCATTACAGTTTATATCCCATCCTAATCTTACGAATAAATTTAATTTAAAATCAAATACAAGAAATTGGTCATAATTTGCATTAAAATCTTTGATGTCATCATCAATTAAACCAATTCCATAACCGCCAGTGTGAAATGCTAAAACTTTATATTTCATAAAAAAGAAAACCCCGAAAACATATAAGCAGTCGCATTGCTTATACATTTAAGGGGCAATAAGGTTAACATTTTGATGTATGCAACAATCGAAGGACGTGTTATTCATGTCGGATCAATCGAACAAGTAAGCGACAAGTTCAAGAAACG